ATCGACGCGAACTTGGAGAGAGTTATGACCTCTCCTTGCACACTCGCCCGCAGGGATCTGCACGATTGGATAGCCTCATCGAGATGAGGCCACCTTTCGAACATCTCCTTCACGAGCAAGTTCGAGACACGGTCGGAGGCTTCGCTTAGATCAAGCGTAGCCAGGCTCCCATCAAGGGAGCCCATCATCGCCATGGCCTGGTTAGGGCCCTGGTCGGTGAATCCGATCATATCGAGAAGACCGTATTTAGGGTCTTCTAGATATTCAACGAATGCGCTGGAAAGAGCCTGTTGTGCATATTGCATGCACGTAGGCTCCACAGCGATCACTCGAGGTGTCTTTTGCGTTTTAGGAACAAGAACGACCTTGACAGGTCGCTCTTCTCCGGGTTCCAGGAAAGTTACACGGTCAAGAAGGTAGTAATACCTCCAGTTTGGAATGGCGTACTCCCCATAAGGGAAGCCACCATCTTCCAATCTCCGGGTCCACTCACACTGATCATACTTCTCGTTTCCGAGAAGCGAATCAGCGGTGGAACCCGGGCCGTGTTTCGGCAAGAGTGTACCATAAACTGGATGAGTAGTTCCCATCGAGTTGTAGTACACATCTCCATCCAAACGGGTGAAGATCTCGCCAAACAACCATTTCGAGATATGTCTGAAGGACGCGAGTTCATCGCGCCACGAGACAGGAGTGGCCATATAGGTCACTTCAACCCTGTCCTCATCAGGACTTTCGTCCATCAGATCAGACATCACTCTGTTCTCGAAATCGGTAATTTCCTGTTCGCAGGCGATGTAGTTGTCGATGGCAGCTTGCTCCCTCTCGGGAGTGCACTGCTTCTCGATCTTCGCGAACATCAGCGTTAGCTGACGTATAGCAAAGACCGCATCGACGACGCGAGAGAGCTTTTCGCTATCTACATCGTTGAGCCGCCCAGTGTCGCGATCGAAAATGAGATCCATAAACTCCCCGAGAAATACGGGTAGTTTTGCCTTCTTCTTGAAACCAAGAAAAAGGTCGGGACCTACCCAACCACGTTCAAGACCCGTTTCCAAGTCTTTCGCGTAGGTTGGTAGAGTGATGGTTAAGAACTCATCACCCTCATTTTCAAATCGGGCCGTGACAGTTTT